GGGGTGTCCAAACTTTTGGACAGGTATCTGTTTACAAGTATGATAAAATAGGTTATAATAATAGTAGGCAAAAATTTACAAGGTAGGGATTTGACCTATGATGCAAGAAAAAACTAGCAAAATAAAACTCATCAAAATTCTAGAAATACTTCGCCAAGAAACGGACGAAGACCACTACATAGATTCTACGGAATTGATGAGAAGGCTTGAAGAGCAAGGTATATGCATAGAGAGAAAAACCTTATACAAGGACATTGAGCTTCTAAATCAGTTCGGCTACGAAATACTTTGTGAAAAGACGAAAGGTTTCCCTAATAAGTATTGCATAGCAGAAAGACTATTCGATGTCCCCGAAGTTCATATCCTATTGGACGCAGTGCAGTCGGCAGCCTTTATCACGGAAGATAAAACCAAGGTGCTAGTAGATAAGATATCAAGCCTTGCAGGTCGTAAGTGTGGCGACATTCTCAAAAAGAACATTGTCGAATTTACGACATCGAAAAGCCATAACGAAAAAATCCTTTATTTGGTAAGTGAAATTTCACAAGCAATCGTTAACAAGAAGAAGATTAAGTTCAATTATTTTTCGTATGACGCCGACCGCAACAAGGTATATAAAATGAATAGCAAAGGGGAGAAACGTGGCTACAAGGTAAATCCGCTCGGCACGGTATTCGACAATGGCAACTACTACCTTTTTGCCTATGACGATTTTTTTGGCACGGTGTCGCATTACCGCATCGACCGAATGGAGGGGGTAAAGATGACCGACCTTGATATGACGCCTGGCATCGAGAAAGAGATAGAGAACTTACCAACGCGAAAAAGGCAGTTGTTTGCGATGTATGGGGGCGAAAATGCAACGATTGACGTACAAGCCGATAAAGCAATTATTGACGTAATTTACGACAAATTTGGCGACCGTGTGAAACTCCGCACGCTAGATAAGCAAACAGTCGGATTTACAGCCGAGATACAAGTCAGTCCCACGTTCCTTGCTTGGTGCTGCTCGTTCGGCGACCAACTAAAAGTAACCGCACCTAAAGAGGTGGTAGAAGAGATAAAAGAATACTTGGAGAAGATGATTAAAAATTATGGTTGAAAGACTTATAAACGAAGTAAATATTGCCCTAGAGAATAGACTTTATTTGGTGGCATTGAATACAGCATTAACATTGCCCGATATTTGCGGAAAGGCAAAATACCCAGAATTGAAAACAGCGTCAAGGTACAAGAAGTGGTATCAAGAGCATGTTGGTCAATACGAAAAATCTACTAAATCAAGCGACAATATGCCTTATTTAAGTGCTGACGTTGTCTATCAATTACGCTGTGCGCTATTACACCAAGGTAACCCAAATGTGGATACAAATACGGGGATAGATTGCTTTGAATTGGTAATAGAAGTTCCGCAAACATGGATTGCTATCTACGCCGATTGCTCTTCGATTTGTGAACACGCAGACAAGACAGTCACGAGGAATTACCGCGTAAGTATACATAGATTGTGTTTAATTCTTTGCGAAACGGCACGAGCGTTTTATAGCAAGAATAAAGAACTTTTTAACTTTTTTAACTACACCATAATTGATATGGAAGAAGAAACGAAAAAAATGCAACCATATCTTGATTGCATAATGGAGTATGAAAGACAAGAGGCGATAAAGAGAAAGACCCAACAAAGTAGTTGGGAAAGGAGGTAATAATTATTTTTATTGAGATTATAAGCGTTTTATGGCAAACAATAACGGGAATACTCGGAGCGTTTGCTACGGCAATATGGAACAACTTACCAGAGATAATGCAATTGAAACAAATCGCAGGATATTTCACCCCGGCAGGAGTGATAGGCTTGTACCTGGGTGTGCCTACCATAGTAGTGACGATAGCGATAGCATTGATAAAAAGGGCGGTAAAAAACTAATGGGAGTAACTAAAACGGATTTTATGAGAGGGATGCAATGCCCTAAAATGTTGTGGCTTGACGCACATAAAAGAGAAGAACGAATCATACCACCAGAAGTCCAAGCTCGTCTAGACAAAGGGAATGAGTTTGGCGATGGGGCAATGGGTTTGTTTGGACCATATGTAGAAGTTACCACATACAAAGAAAACGGGTGGCTAGACTATACGGCCATGATAGAGAAAACCAAGGAATGCTTGGAAAACGGAACAGCCGTGATATGCGAAGGCTCGTTCTCAAATTACGGTAATTACTGTGCGGTCGATATTCTACGCAAGGTTGACGATGGATACGAAATGTACGAAGTTAAAGACTCGCCAATCGTAGAAGAGCAGTTTATAAAAGACGTGGCATTTCAAAGATACCTTGCAATGCGTTGTGGGGTAAAGATTACAAAATGCTTTATTATTTACCACGGCAGCAATGAAGAGCAACCCTATGAGATTGAAGAGGTAACCGCCAAAGCGAAAGATTACACTAGATGGGTTGACGAGAATATATGGCGGTTGGCAAAACTCAAAAAGCAAGAAGAAGAACCCAAGATTGCTATGGGAAATCAATGCAACGAGCCGTATGCATGTTGGTATTGTTTATATTGTAAAGAAGATAAATGAAAAAAATATCCTTATAGGGTTAAGGAAAATGATTGCAATATTTGGTTAATTATGCTATAATATGTTAAACGATGTTTAATTTTTTAAGGAGATTTTTATGGAGTTTAAGGAAAAAGTGCTTAACATACGAGCAAAACTTAACTTGACACAAAAAGAACTTGGCGAAATCCTACACGTTTCACTGGGGACAGTTAATCGGTGGGAAACAGGTAAAGTTCAACCCACAAAAAAGGCTCTCTGTGCTTTTAATCAATTATGCAAAGAAAAATCAATAGTTTTTGACGAGGAGAAATAACAATGGTAAATATAAATAAACCTTTAAGAGTTTTTGAGGGGTTTGCAGGATATGGTGGTGCTTCTTTTGGGTTGCAAAATGCAGGTATTGAGCACGAAGTAGTAGGATACTCCGAATTTGACAAGTTCGCAGCTCAATTATACGATGCAAATCATAAAGATAAAAATGGAAACCCTATTAAGAATTGGGGCGATATTACCAAAATTAATCCAGAGGAGCTTCCTGATTTTGATATGTTTACTGGAGGCTTTCCTTGTCAACCTTTTTCTACAGTTGGTATGCAACAAGGGGAATCCGACAGATATGGTCGAGGAACACTCGTATATGACATATTCCGAATTTGTAGAGAAAAGAAACCTAAATATATACTTCTTGAAAATGTTCGCGGGCTTGCCACAAAGCGCTTTGAAAGCACATTTAACACTATAAAAAGTGTATTTAAAGAGATGGGATATGGGGATTTGAAGTATGCAATTTTGAATACAAAAGATTATGGAATCCCCCAAAACAGGGAAAGATTATGGATGTTTGCCCAACTGGGGGGACTCCCTGACGATTTTTCTATGATTCCACCAACGATTCAAAATGGTTTAAGATTAAAAGATTTCGTAGACCTTAACCCTCCGAAAGAATTATACTTGTCTCAACAACAAATTGAAAGAATTAAAGATTTTTATGGAATTCCTTCCTTTGTCGTTGACGAAGCGTCTTGCTTTGATTTATACAATAGAAATATTCGAAAAGATGGTATATGCATAACGATATTAGCACCAGAACATAACAAATTGCGACTTGTCGAGCCGACTAAAGATGATGGCATTGAAATTGTAAGAAAATTTTCCGTAGCCGAACAGTTCCGTTTGATGGGATTCAAAGACGGACAAATTGACTTTGCAGGGCAATCTTACACGCAATTATCCAAACGAGCTGCAAATGGTTGGGATGTAAACTTGGTTGGAATATTATTAAAGCATATTTGGGGGCAATTGGGATGAGAATAGATTTTGCAACACTTGCATTTGGTTATCGTATTTTGTCTGGCGGGGGGACTCCGAATTGGGCGACCTCATTAGGGCAAGGTAAAGAACATAAAATAAATGCGGACCCAGCGATAGATGAACTATTGAAAGGGATAGTGTATTGTTCTGCACCATTGGAAAAAATTAATACTAAAATAGGAAAAGGCGGGAAGGTTGTATATGGGAATGAGAAAGATTCGCCAATCGTACTAGGCGCAGTTTTTTCCAAGGTTTATATAAATGATATCCGCATTGAAAATGCTAGGTTTATTTTGTTGCTTACGAGAGATACGACTGAACACCATGTAGGTAGATTAAGAATAAAATATGGACCTAGCAACACTTTCATTGACCACGATAACAGTTATTCCAATACACTGTTTTTCGATACTGCTAAAAAACAATTAGGTTTAGCAGAAAATGCTTGTTGGTTTGTTCATGATATACGTGTAAGAAATCAAGACGAGCTCATTTTGAGTACGATAATTGTTAATCGTTTTGGTATTTCGGAATATGCAGATAGCGCGGCTTTACATAACGCTTGGGATAAACTTATTGAAGACCACGAAGTCGTAGAACCTAAAAAAATATCGTATGAAGAAGCTATTTCACACAACTTTTTCGGTATGCATATTACCAAGAGAAATAGCGCAGTTGAGAACGGAGAGATAAGCATAGGATGGAGCGCTTTAGGCGATTTGACTGAAGTTGATTCAAAGGAAGAACTTTCAGTTTTGATGGACGAAGTTTATCCCGATAAAAAACCTAGGAGTAAGGCACAAGATATTTCTCAAATTTGGACGTTCAAAGGAACAATGGCTCTTGGGGACTATGTTGTATTTAGCGATGGCAAGGACGCACATATAGGTCAAATTTCATCAGAATATTTTTATGAGCAAAACGAAGAAGTACGTGATGCTGACTATGTTAATAATAGGCGTATAGACTGGTTAAAATCTATTCCACGAGAAATATTACCGAAACAATTTAGGAGTGCGTTGGCTTCCGCTCGAAGCGTTTTTTCACTTAATACTTATAAATCGCTTATCCTTGAATTATTGGAAAAAGACTCATTAGATTATGAAGAAGAGGAAGAGATTGAAGAAGAGGAAATTATGGAAGAACAAAGACCATATATCGAATTAAAATTTACAACAAACATAGACTGCGAATACGAACGCAATAGGATCGTGTTTGGTGCTCCTGGTACAGGTAAGAGTTTCCAAATGGAAGAAGACCGCAAGACCTTACTTGCAACCTTGGGTGGTGGATACGAAAGAGTAACATTCCACCCAGACTATACATATTCGAGCTTTGTGGGTTGTTATAAGCCAGTATCAGAAAAAGGAAAGATTGAGTACAAATACGTACCTGGTCCCTTTATGCGTGTATTGGTTCAAGCACTTCGTAGTGGGTTAAAAGACGAAGTAGCAAAACCTTATTTGCTAGTTATTGAAGAAATTAACAGAGCAAAGGTTGCTGCCGTGTTTGGAGAAGTCTTCCAACTTCTTGATAGAGATGAGAACGGAACGAGCGACTATGAAATCAACGCAAGTGAAGATGTAAAGCAATACTTGTCTGACGAACTTGGCGGTAGCCTTGAAAGTTTTGACAAGATTCGTATTCCTAACAATATGTTTATTTGGGCATCAATGAACAGCGCTGACCAAGGAGTGTTCCCGATGGATACAGCATTCAAACGTCGTTGGAGTTTTGAGTACAAAGGTATTGATGAAAACGAAGATAAGGTAGGCGGCAAGATTGTTCTTGGAAAAGGCGAATATGAAATTGAAGTTGATTGGAATGATTTGAGAAAAGCAATTAATGACGTGCTTGCAAGAACATTCAAAATCAATGAAGACAAACTAATGGGACCATTCTTTATTGGTGAAGATGTCTTCGCATTTGATAAAGAAACAAAGATGATAAACAACCCTGAAAAGTTTAAGAAAGTCTTCAAGAGCAAAGTTATTATGTACTTGTTTGAAGACGCAGCAAAACAGCATAAGCATAAATTATTTAGCGGTTGTGATGCTACGACGTATTCAGCAATCTGCAATAAGTTTGACGAGATAGGTATAGATATTTTTGGGGCAGACTTTAGAACGACCTATTTTGCAAAATGAGGTAAATAAATGGATTTTGTATCGGTATACATTAAAGAGCAAAAGCGATATACAAAAAAAGAATTGCTCGAAATGTTTCGCTTCAACGATACTGAAATCGAGAAATTCATTAAAGAGTTAAAGTCTTACGGCATACTGAAAGCAGTAAAGAATGAACCAATACAAAAAGACTTGACGGAGTTAAACGAAGAGGACATAGAAATCACGGACGATACATTAGCAAACGATGAATTGTATTACGTGTTCACTTTCGTAGGAGTAATAACATTTGGGAATAGGGTTTTGAAATGCTATCCAAAATATATTACAGCAGAAGAGCCGTATGAAGAAATAAAGCAAGTCTTAAAAGTCCTTAATAAATACTCATCGTCAGAGCAGATAATCAAGATGTTCAATGGCGATGAGAAAAAGGGTTCGTTCAACTTACTAGCAGTGATATTGTACTTGATGCAAGACTTTTACGAGAATGGGATTTATTCAAACTCGGAAGATATCGTAGAAGTAAATGGAGAAGGGAATATCCTGTGGAATCAGACCATTAGCGATGGTTTTGCAATCATTAATGAAAACAAGCCATATTATGTAGAACTATTCACGCAACATTCAATAGATGATGAATATGATTACTTCACCAGGTTACACAAAACCATATTGACCGAATGCTGCAAACAGTTAGATGAAACAGGACTTCTCGGATTATTTGAGTTTGATTCTCTCGATTTAAGCGAAGAAACATTAGACGACTTTGGAGAAAATGAGTACATATTGTACCGCATCCAAAGTGAATTAAACGTGCAGTTTAATACACGTAGACAACTTTTGCTAAAATCAATATATGCTTATATATCACAGCAGAAAACATTAACAGACCAAAACTGCGTGAGCTTGTTTGGAACGACAAGTTTCAATTTGGTATGGGAAAAAGTTTGTGCGGATGTATTCGACAATAAACTTTCGCTCTCGCTGGGTAAGATAAAATTACCTTGTCCGTTGAGAGATGGATACAATAAGAATCACAAGCTCATAGATATCATAGATAAGCCACAATGGGTAGGGAAGAATGAAGTAGATGAACCATTTGTAAAGGAAAGCGCTGAAACTTTAATCCCAGACCTTATAGGAATTTATGGTAATACTTTCGTGATTTTCGATGCAAAGTATTATTGCATACAGTTGGAAGAGAAAAAAGTGCTTCGTGGACAGCCTGGTGTTGGTGACGTCACAAAACAATATCTTTATCAACTTGCATATAAACAGTTTATAAATGCTCACGGAATGACCGCAGTAAAGAACTGTTTCCTTATGCCAACAGAAAAGAACTATGTTGTTGACCTTGGTTATGCTAGGATAAAGATGCTTGAAGATTTAGGTCTTGAGAATATAGCAATTCGCTTGATGCCTGCAAAAGACATGTTCCATTGCTATTTGGAGAGTAAGAGAAAAACATTTAAGGATGCACTTTTATAAGGAGTTAAAGATAAGATGAGCGATTGGAGAAAAAACAACGTTGATGGTATACCTGAAACGCAATATTGCACGGATTGCATTTATCACGAAGTTTTTCCTATTGACGGACAAACTCACGAGCATTGTGTTATTTGGGGGAGAGATGGTTGCTATAGCGGGTGCGACAAAAAAAAGACTGAAGCTGAAAATAGATGGACCGATGCTAATAGATGGGAAGATTAATTTATTTCTTTCGCAATAGCACCAAATTGTGCTGGACTTTAAAATCAAAACGCAGTATTGTTTTGCTTGCCGAAAGGAGGGCAAAACAATGGATAAATTTTTTACACAAACCAGATGCGATAGATGTGGCGGGAGTCTAGAACTAGGAAGAACGATGTCAATTTTCAATACGGAGTGCATTTGTATGACTTGTAAAGCCAATGAAAGAGTTGACCCAAGGTACAATGATGCTGTAGCCAAGGAGAGAGAAGAAACCCTAAAAGGGAACTTAAATTATCCCGGCATAAACAACAAGTAAAGAAAAGCGGTGACGAGTAAATTCGTCACCGCTTTTATGCTATAGCGCATTTATGGCATAGGTCTATTTTTCTTGTAATATTTCTCACGGCGTTTTTGAATAATTCTAATATCGTGAAGCGCCATTTCCAAAGCCTCGGACCGTTCATTGGGGTCAGTAGGCTCATTGTCTTTCAAATGATTTTCCATAAATTCTTCCCATTCAGGTGTTCCAACAGGGGGAATAGGTTTGCCGTATTTAGAAGTTTGCCAAGCGACATTTTCCGCTTCGTCTTCGTCAGCTTCCGTCATGATATCTTGGAGCATGAGAACCTTTGTGTTTTTCTTGCGACGTAAGGCATACTGGTAAGTGTAGTAGGTGCCGCCTTTTTTTTCGCCATTCCAAACCGCAAATACAAGGTCGGATTTGTCGACCATATACTCATTGCGGCGATGGAAACAAAACCTAGTGTAGTGTTCCGAAATCAAATTCACTTCATCAGCAAGGGTTATAATTTCTTTATAAACAGCCTTGTCGGCCTTGTTCCATTTTTTGTCTTGGGCAGGACAGGGAACGGCAACCTCAAGAGTAATATGCGGATATTTGAGGTCACGCCAATGAAGAACCGCTAATGCAAACACGGTGTCGACGCCTATAGCACCGCCACAGATAAAATGATTGTAGCCGTCCAAAATTAACCTTTCAACAGTTCGCTCAATAACGCTTTCAAAGTGAAAATCGTACATTTCCGCAGGGTCACCCGTATATTCCCAAGGGAAACTTTGGGGACGGTGTCCTGTCACACAGCAAATTTTCCTAGTTTCTTCCATAAAAAACTCCTTTTAAGTATATATTATTATAGCACAAATCACAAAGTAAGTCCACCCGTTCCCTATGGGGAGCGGAAAATATTTTTTGGTTGGCTATAATAATATGTGATAGTTCCCATTGGGGAACGCTAGGAGCAGCACGATGACATTATTAGACGCAGTACGGACAAGGCTTGCGAACTTGATAGCAGAGAAGGGAATAAAGCAATATACATTATATAAAGAAGGCGGGATACCTAGGTCAACGATATCCCAAGTTTTAAGTGGAAAAAAGAATAAAATAGAACTTCATACGATATACGAAATGACGGCAACAATGGGGGTAACATTGAAAGAGTTTTTCGATGACCCGTTGTTTGATGACATATCCGACTAAAAGCAACACCGCAAGGAATGCCCCTGCGGTGTCTTTTTTTATACGTTCAAAGGAACGATTTCGTAATTGCACGAACCATAGATTTTTTTGACCTGGTATAACGTATTGTCAATCCAATAGGTAATTTTATCGGATGCCGCCTCGTTGGTCAAAATGTTTGTGCAGAGTAGGTTGGACACAGCGTTTGTGCCACCATGAGTTCTCGGAAGAATATGATGGAGATTCCAACCGCAGTAAATTCTACGACCATTGCGATAAACAAAATAGTCGGGGTCTCCATACGCATCACGGCACATCAAAGCGCCGTCAAAATCTTCAGCGAACTGACGATTTCCGTAGCGTTCTTCCCAAAGTAAAAGAGCATTTGTTTTATTGAGTTTCACTAGTTCTCACCTCCTTTCAAGCCAAAAATAAAACCCTGGCACGATGTGTGCAGGGGTAATAATCGGCTTGACTTATCACGTTACACACATCGAAAACAAGCAGTAGGCAAAAACCTATTGCTCATTTAAGTTGTGTAACGCATAGAACTAGCGCAATTGCTTAAGCACTTTGGATTCGGTATAACGAGTATTTGCAAAGACCGAACTGGTTCAACTGGGTTACTGTCGGCTAGAATGCGGTACGATGTGCTTGCCCAACCCAAGACGGTCTACTGTCGACCTATGGGGCTACTACTCGTCAATAGCCTTGTAGGGAGTTCATCGCACGATCTTCAAATACCGCAAACTTTACTATTCAATTATAGCAAAGAGAAAAGGGGCTGTCAATCGATTTTATGGTGGCAATAAAAAATAGGGGGTGGGTTAATATTGACACACCCCCTAAAAAACTGAAAAAAAGGTGGCAGTATCCACTTGACAAACATATATTCGTATATTATAATATAAGTACGCTAAACCGAACGACCGTTCGGTATAGACAAATCGGAGGCCAACGATTATGAGAACAAAAGATAAACAAACCTTGCAGGACATCAAGCAATTTATTGATGACTACTGCGATGCGAATGCGAGAGGACCATCGGTAGGAGAAATTGCCAGAAAGTGGGGGATGAGCAAGAGTACGGCTCAATCATACCTTACGGAATTAAAGGTAAACGGAGAGATTGCACAAAGCTCGTTCGGATACGAATCCATACTACTAGCGGAAAGCCGTTCAACACAAAATGTCCCTATATTGGGTGCTGTGCCTTGCGGCCCGTTAACGGATGTGGAAGAGTATATAGAGGGATATGTGCGGTTACCTGAAAACTTTATAGGCAATGGAAAGTTTTATTTTTTGAAAGCAAGCGGTAACTCGATGATAGGAGCAGGCATAAATGACGGCGACTTGGTGCTGATAAAGCAACAAACAATCGCAAATGTTGGCGACATTATCGTAGCACTCGTAGACAACGAAGTAACCTTGAAAAGACTTGCGTATGACGAAGAGCAAGGTTGCCACTACTTGCACCCAGAAAATAAACGAATGAAAGACATCTACCCAGACCGCATAGAAGTGCAAGGGGTTGCTGTTAAGGTAGTCAAAGACTTGATTTAAGGCAGGCGACTATGGATACCAAACAGCGCACATACTTTTGCATTGATATGAAAACCTTTTATGCGTCAGTAGAGTGTGCGGAGCGGGGACTGAATCCCTTTGAAACCTATCTTGCGGTAGTGGACGAAAATAGGGGCAAGAACGCATTATGCCTTGCCATCACACCGAAGATGAAAGCCAGAGGGATAAAGAACCGTTGTCGAATGTCGGAGATTCCAAACGATATAGATTTCATACGAGCATTGCCTAGAATGCAACTTTATATCGACTACGCAGCCGACATTTACGGCATTTTCCTAGATTACTTTGACCCAAGGGACATCCATGTTTATTCGATAGACGAATCGTTTATTGACGTAACGGACTACCTAAAAATGTACAACCTGTCAGCACGACAATTGGCAAAAAAACTGATGAACGAGATAGCGAATAAAAAGCAAATTCCGTCCACGGTAGGGATAGGCACAAACCTATACCTAGCCAAGATAGCGTTGGACATTACGGCAAAGCACTCGAAATCACATATCGGTTTTTTAACGGAGGAAATCTACCGAGAAAACCTTTGGAAACATCGTCCAATAACGGATTTTTGGCAAGTGGCAGAAGGAACAGCCAGACGGCTTGCTAAATATGCGATTTATGATATGGGCGGTGTAGCAAACGCACCACAGGAACTACTCTACAAGGAATTTGGAATAAATGCTGAACTTCTCATAGACCATGCTTGGGGGAGAGAACCTTGCCTAATCGAAGACATCAAGAACTACAAAGGAAAAAGTAAGTCGGTGTCGTTCTCACAAGTGCTTCCGAGAGATTATACATTCGAAGAGGCAAGAATTGTGTTCAGCGAAATGGTGTTAAACGGTTGCCAAGAAATGATGCGTAGGCACGTAATCACCAAAAAGGTAGGTTTATTTGTAGGATACACATTCGGCGGTCAAGAGCCAACGGGTGGGACAATACGAATGACAATAACAACCAACCTGAACTCCTGCATCCAACCATACGCAATGGACTTATTCGACCGCACAACGGACAAGCACACACCGATTCGTAGGCTAGGCATAACCTTTGCCGATGTATGCGATGAGGGGTGCGAAGGCTACGACCTTTTCACGGATTTTGACGCGGTAAAGCGAGAAAGAGAAAGGGAAAAAGCCGTGCTAGAGATAATGGACAAGTATGGCAAAAATGCCGTTCTTCGTGGGACAAACCATCTGGATTGCGGCACACAAAAAGAAAGAAATACCTTTATAGGAGGTCATAGGGCAGGCTATGATGACTAGACAAGAAAGGGCTAAACAGTTTCAGCCGTTCGATGCAATGAAAGGTTTGCAAGAAGCCCTGCGAGATAGAGAAGAACGGCATAGTCGTGTACAAAAACGCGAAATCTCGGACGAAATGGTGGAGCAATTGTCGGACACAATCGGACGGTTGGAAACGGGAATGATGGTAGAAATCGAGTACTATAAAGCATTCCACGACATCACGAAACGAGAGAAAATTGCCAAGGTTGACCTGGTGTACAAATACCTGGTACTAGGCAATGAAAAAATAAGATTTAATGACATCTATGATTTAATCATTATAGAAATGTAAGGAGGTGCCAGAACATGGAACGATACGACGTAAAGTGTCCCGCCTGTGGCACAGAGAATAAAAACTTGTACTTAAAAGAAACGGACGGGTGGTTTATATGTGAGCGATGTAAACTCAACATACAGGCGAGAGAATTTTTCAAAATGCTACCCATCCCAATGTACACGGGTCGGCAATTGGCTGATGCCGTAAAACAAAGTTAGTCTTGTTGTATCGCCCCGTACAAAAGACAAAAGAAATACGAACGGTCATACTTTATGCGGTGGAAATCCCAACCCCGCGAGAAAGTTTGACAAATCCAAAACGAGCGTATGGAAGGGAAAAGGAGGGTAAGTAGTATAATGAATTTCGGCAAGCCAGTCAAGGTAGTATGCCATAACTGCCACCAAGTACAAACAGCGTGGCAAGACGAAAACGGAGTAACAAAATTTCAATGCCCCAAGTGCGGTGCAGTTTCCGTTTCCAGAATTATGAGTCGACGCCATGTGACCTTGGACATTTATGCTCCCAAGGGACAAGTAGTCGTAAACAACTAACAACTGAATAAATATACTTTATGACAGGATACAGGTCGGTCTGAAACAGGGACTTTATAAAGCCAAGTAGATACTACATAATAAGACGATAGGTTATACCAAAAATGAGAGGCCATCGGTAAGCGAGATTCCACACTAGGAGTCCACGTTTATCGGTGGCTTTTTTTGTTGTCGAAAAATGTCGGTTCTTCGGTTTTTTAGCCGTAGTGAGCAACTCGCTTACTGCGGTCTTTTTTTATCAAAAAAATAAAAAATCGGAGAAAAAACAATGACAAAAATCAAAGCAAACATCAATGGCACAATCGTAGAAATCGAAGTAGAAGACAAGTTCGCACACGCATATGCGGATATTGAAGTAGAAACGCAACGCGAAGAGTGGAGAGCAGATAGGAGAAGGAAAAGACACGAATCTTCGCTCGATGCACTTGAAGACGCAGGACACGAAATAGCGGACACCGCACCCACGCCTGATGAGGTATGTGAAGAAATGGATATGCGTAGGGTGGTAAGGCAAGCCATCAAGCAATTACCTAGCCATTACCAAGAATTGATACATAGGGTCTTCTTCAAAGGCGAAACGGCGGTAAGTATCGCCAAAGAAAAGGGGACTTCTCGGCAAGCAATCGACAAGCAATTAAAGAACGCAAAAATAAAATTAAAAGAAATTTTGAAAAATTTTACATTTTAGGGTTGCATCAGGGCTGACTTCTGTCCTTTTAAGTGAGAGGGTTAAACACTCGAAGAAAAAACAGGAGGGCAAAACAATGCCAAATATAAACGTAACAGTAGCAACCGATACCGCAGCAAAGGTGGTACTCAAAATCCGATTATCGGATAAAGAACCAAAAATGAGAGTGAACTTCGATACGACAAAATTCGTCAATATGCTCCAAGCGAATTGCAAAGACCGTGATTTTTATTTGCAAGACGTGGAACTCACCTACGAGCAACTCCTAACTATGGTAATCACGGGAGTGCCGTTCACGAGATGGCAAGTAACTAGACTAATTGACGTATTCGGACGCAAGGCAGTCAAAAATTGCTTGAAGTGGGGTGCAGTTGAATGAGAGCTGTAAAGGTAAACGATACCATACGAATCTACGACTCCTACTTATACCGAGAAAGCATAAGGGAGATAGACGGTAGGTTCTATGATGCTGACGATAAAGCCTGGGTCGTTCCGCTTACGGACGAAAACGTGCGAACTTTAGGACTCCTTGGAGCAATCCTAGACGAAGAACTCAAGGCGATGACGGAAAGCGAAAATTTGGGCATTTGTGAGCCCATTGTGCGGCCTAAAATCAAGGGCAACCTATATGCACACCAGACGAAAGCATACAACTTCGCTTTGGAGATTTTTGGGGAACAGGCAAGCGACCCTAAAAGCAAAGCGGTAGCGTTCCTTATGGACATGGGTACGGGTAAGACGATAACAACAATCGCTTTGGTAGGTACGCTGAACGAAAGGGCAGGTGTGAATAAACTTCTCGTTGTATGCCCGAAATCAATCGTGGGTGTGTGGGAAGAAGAGTTCAAGAAGTTCGCCGATTATCGCTATGCCATAACCGTGCTAGATGGGACACTCCAAAAGAAAAAGGACGCATTCCGTTTTATGAATGGGACGGCATTGCAAGTGATAGTCGTCAACTATGAATCGTGTTGGCGGTTAGAAAAGGAAATATCCAAGTGGAAACCAGACATGATTGTATGCGATGAATCGAGCAAGATAAAAAATCCAACGACATCGCAATCAAAAGCCTTGCACCGATTAGGCAAGCTCACGAAATACAATGCGATACTGACGGGGACACCCATAACGAACAACCCCTTGGATTTTTTCTCGCAATATAAATTTTTAGATGAAAGCATACTGGGTGGCAGTTTCTTCCTATTCCGCAACCGATACGCGGTAATGGGCGGTTATCAAAACCATCAAGTCATAGGATACAGGCACTTGGCAGAACTAGTGGAGAAAGTACACGACGTAGCATACCGAATCAAAATCGAAGACGCAGTCGACTTGCCACCGTTCATTGACGAAACTAGGACAATCCAACTCGAACCTAGGGCGCAGGCGGTCTACAAAATGATAGAAGAAGACTGTTATGCCGCACTATCGGAAGAGGGGGAAGTCACGGCAAGAAATGTACTCACTCAACTCTTGCGCTTGTCGCAGGTAACAGGTGGCTACATTCGCAATGACGCAGATGCAACGGCAATGGAAGTCAGTACGGCGAAACTCGAAGCCTTGGAAGACATCATAGATTCGTGTATGGACGAAGGGAAAAAGGTCGTAGTCTTCGCACGGTTCGTGCCAGAGATAGAAGCAATCGAAAAAATGCTGAAAAAGAAAGGCTTGGGATACTCGCTCATCTACGGAGCAACGAAAGACCGAGCCGACCAGGTCAAGCAGTTCCAAGAAGACCCTAACGTGAAAGTATTTGTAGGGCAGTTGCAGACAACAGGTATGGGACTAACGCTGACCGCAGCGAACGTGGCTGTCTTCTATTCCTTGGACTTCTCCTATGCGAATTACGAACAAAGCCGAGCAAGAATCCACCGTATAGGGCAAAAAGAAAAATGTTTGTATATTCACCTTGTATGCAAGGGGACGGTGGACGAAAAAGTGATGTCGGCGCTACAAAAAAAAGGCGACATCGCAAAACTTATGGTTGACGATTGGAGGAAACTACTCAATGGGCAAAATTAAAGATTTAACAGGCAAGCAATTTGGAAGACTGACTGCGGTGGAGCGGATGCCACCTCACGGGAAGAACTCTTGCTATATGTGGGTGTGCAAATGCGAATGCGGTGGCATGGCAGTAGTGAGAGGATCGGATTTGACGAACGGACACACGATGTCTTGCGGGTGCTACAGGCGAATGCAAAGGGCAATCCCTAACAGCCAACTCCGCTTACATAGGATATGGGCAAATATGAAACAGCGTTGCACGAACCCCAAGACCAAAGACTATCGGTATTATGGCGAGAAGGGCATACAGGTATGCGATGAATGGCAAGATTTTGAATCGTTCTTCTACTGGGCAATGGCCAACGGATATAAAGACGGGTTGACGATTGAACGGAAAAATAACGACGGCAACTACGAGCCTAGCAACTGTGAATGGATACCAAAGAACCGCCAGCAAAGGAATACGTGTCGGAATCGTAAGTACAACTACTGCGGAAAAGTGTTCACTCTTGCCGAATTATGTCGAATATTCGGTATGCCAAGAAGTACGGTCGCAGACCGATTGAACAAGGGAATGCCCCTTGAAAAAGCATTAAAAAATGGGAGGTACGGTTTGAACAACAAACTTTTGGAACTGTCCGACAAATTGAGAGATTTGAAAACGGGCAAAGCGGAACTTGACACCCAGATGAAGAGTGTCAATGCGGAGATTGAAGCCGTAACGATGGAAATGATTGAAATCATGACCACGGAAGAGCTGGACAACTTCAGCCGAAACGGAATGAACTTCTCCTTGGTAACATCGGAGTATCCGTCCCCGGAACCCGAACGCAAAGGCGAATTGTGGGAAGCGATGAAAGCCAACGGCTACGAAGACCTTTTCACTATCAACAGTCAAACGCTGTCGGCTACGGTCAAGGAACTTATGGCGAATAACGATGGGGTACTGCCTGAATTCTTGGTAGGACTCATCAAGATTGCGGAGAAACACACCATCCGCATGGCAAAGAAAAAATCATATTAAAAATTGGAGGATAAACTATGGCAAACGAAATTGTAAAGAAAGACGAAAACACGGCGGTAGCGTATGGCACGGGTGCAAACCTCGGCGAACTCTTCGCAGAAGAACTTGACGGTCTTACCCCGTCCTTTGAAAGAATCAAGATTCCCGCGGGCGGTGGCTTGGCATTTGAAGTGCCGGGGGACGACCCTGACAGTCCCGACAGCGTAAAGGAATTCAAAGCAGTAATCCTTTACCATCACCCCATCAACTGCTACTACGAAGAAGAGTACACGGGCGGTAATAACCCTCCCGATTGCGGTTCGATGGACGGCAAAATCGGTGTTGCATCGGAGAGCGGCGAAATCAAGTATTGTGCGGATTGTCCTAACAATAAATTCGGTTCGGCGAAGAACGGCGGTAAGGCTTGCAAGCAAAAGCGTAGAATCTACCTTCTCCGTGAAAACGAAGCTCTTCCGACCATTCTCACCTTGCCTACGGGTAGCCTTGGCGAATTCAGTAAGTACGTCATGAGATTGCTTTCCAAGGGTAAGAAGACGAACGGGGTTGTGACGAAGTTCACCTTGAAGAAAGCACAGAACAGCGGCGGTATCAACTACAGCCAAGCAGTCTTCGCAATAGATAGGGAACTCACGAACGAAGAGGCATTCAACGTCTTGCCTTTGAGCGAACAAGTCAAAGCGATGGCAACCAAAGTTGTATCGCTTGACGGCGAATAAGAAATAACGAGGCAAGGGCGGTGGAATCCGCCGCCCGATGCCTATTGTTTAGAAGGAGAAACAATGACAAGAAAAATCGTGTACATTTGCTCCCCATTTCGTGGGAACTATAAACAGAATATCGAACGAGCAATCAAATTTTGTGAGTTCGCAGGCAAGAAAGGATGTGTGCCTATTGCACCGCATTTATACTTCCCGCTTTTCCTCTCGGACAGCAACCCGACCGAAAGGGCAGTCGCAATCAATATGGGGAAAATCCTACTTAAGCATTGCGATGAAATGTGGGTCTTCGGCGCGACCATAAGCGAGGGAATGAAAGACGAAATCGCAACGGCGGTGCAGAATAACATCAAAATTAAATACTTCGAGGCATACGGGAGAAAGGAATAATGGATAAATTTGAAAAAATAAAGACGGAGGTCAGAATTGCTGACGTTGTGGAAGACTTCGGAGTCAAGCTCAACTACCACGACAAAGGCTTGTGTCCATTCCATAAAGAGAAAACTCCGTCGTTCTCGGTGGATAGAAAAACGAACATCTTCACGTGTTTCGGTTGTGGGGAAACGGGCGACGTCGTAACGTTCGTATGCAAAATGAAAGACTGTGAACCGATGGAAGCCGTGAAATACCTGTCGGAGAAATACAGGATAGACATCGGCGAAGAAAAACCCAAGAGCGGAAAGGCAATGGTCAGCGACTACATCAAGCGTTGCCTGGCTGACATCAGCAAAACGAACTACTTCGAAAAGCGTGGGTTGGATAAGGCAACAATCAGACGGTTCTTGCTCGGTTATGACGCAACGAGAAAGGCGGTGGTAATCCCTTATTCTAGCAAGATGGAATACTACCAAACCCGTGGGACGGAAGAAAAGACGTTCTATAAACCTAGAACCGAAGAGGCGGGTGCTGAACCGCTTTTCAATATCGGGGCAATGACCCTAAAGCACAGAGAGCCGATTTTCGTAGTGGAAAGTCCGATTTGTGCCATGAGTATCGCCCAGAGCGGTGGCAATGCTGTGTCAACGTGCGGAACGGGCGGTTGGAAGAAAGTGGTGGAGCAGGTCAAGCAGAAGAAACCGCTCGGTGGCTTTATTCTCGCATTCGATAATGACGAACCAGGCAAAAAGGCAAGCAGTTTGCTGTTCGAAGAGCTGACGTCGCTTGGGGTGCAGGTCATTGAATACAACATCGCAGGGGAATGTAAAGACCCCAATGAATTGTTGATGGCAAATCCCAAGAAACTTGAAAGCAATATCAAAGCAGCAAAACTCGCACTCCGTAAAAAATATGCAACAGCGAAAGACAGTTTCGCAGCACTTGAATTGCAAGGCGAAAATGTAGACCCACCCACTTGGGTAGTAAAAGACGTGCTACCGACAGGCTTGGCGATTTTGTGTGCGCCGTCCAAGATTGGTAAGTCGTGGATGATGTTGCAACTTGGCTTGGCAGTAGCGGCGGGAAAGGACTTCCTAGACTTCAAAACCAACCAATGCGGTGTATTGTACTACGCTTTGGAAGACTCGAAGAGCCGACTCAAAGACCGTATGAATAAAATCTTGAAAGGCAAGCAAGCACCTGGCGACTTACGATTCGTAACCCACGCTGACACCGTGGACAACGGCTTACTCGAAAAAATCAAGGAAGAGATTAAGACGTTCCCCGGCATAAAGCTCGTTATCATCGACACCTTGCAAAAGGTAAGGGGAAAGGTAGTAAAAAACGAATCGGCATACACGGGGGACTACCGAGAAATGGGCAAATTGAAAGAGTTTGCGGACAAAAACAACATCTGTCTGCTTTTCGTTCACCACCTCCGAAAGCAACTCGATGATGGCGACGTCTTCAATATGATATCGGGCAGTACCGCACTCATGGGGGCAGCCGACTCCATATTCATTATTTCCAAGAAGAAAAGAATGGACGATTCGGCGAAGTTTTCAATGACGGGTCGTGATATTCAGCAAGCGGACCTCATCGTGTCCTTTAACAAGTTTGACTACAAATGGGAAGTCCAAGGCACAGCCGAAGAAATCGAAGCAAGAAGGGAACGACAGGAATATGAAAACAATCCTATCATCCGTACCATCAAGGAACTCGTCAAGCAAAACCCTATCGCAGGATGGGGCGGGTCAGCACAGGACTTGATGAAGAAAGTCTACGATGTCACGGGAGTGCAGATTGGAGAATCCCCGGCAGCGGTCGGCAAGCTCATATCGAAATACGAATTCCGTTTGCATTGCGATGATATTGAGCACACGGCAACGAAAAGCAATGCTCGTAGCCATAAGTTTACGAAGATAATCCGAAACGCACCTTATGGATACCAACGTACAATTTATGACCGAGATGATGAAGACTAAAATACCTTACTTATACACACAAACTGTCCAAAGTGTCCATCCGTCCATACCCTAATACCAAAAAACATAAAATGGGGGTTTATGTCCTTTAGAAAATATGTCTTTTTTGGGCGGTTGGGCGGTTAGGACGGGTAGTGTGTATAGACGGAGCGAAAATGAAAGAAAAAGATTTGATAAAGAAGATAAGCGACTATCTCAAGACGGTGGATAACTTGTTTTTTTGGAAGGAACACGGCGGTCAGTATGGAACGGCGGGAATTCCTGATTTGATAGTCTGTTATAAGGGAAGATTTATCGGATTCGAGTGTAAAGTAGGCAAGAACAAGCCTACGGTACTACAAGAAGTGACGATAAAGCAAATAATTCGAGCGGGTGGATACGCACTTGTGGTCCGCTCGGTTGATGAGGTAAAAGAGGTAATCGAAGCGTTCAAAAAGGAGAGAGGATAAAAATGGCAATGGAAATAGCAAAGGTAGTGATAACGGACGAGGCGAAATTCGACTATGAATGTCTATTCGCTGCGCCGCTTTACGGTAAGGAAAGGGCAAATGACGTAGAATGGATGAAGAACCATTTTGACGAACCAGAATACCTTTCGCCCGTAATGCCGATAGCCGATATTAAAGCGGAAAGCGAAGAATACATAGAAATCCATCCCAGCGTAAAATACCGACACTATTTCCACGTCAAGTATTACGATGAAACCCAAGGACAAATGCTGATGTTGTTCTTTTATAAGGGCAAGAAAATCGGACCTATGCAAATGTGGGATTTGAAAGGAATTTGTCTTGCGGACAGTTGGAATGAAATTCTAGAAGAAAAAGGGGTAATCCACAATTGGTTAAAACACGGAATCGATACGGAAGATAAAACCGATTGGGTGTTGGAATTGCGAGAAAATGAAAGAAGAGGTCTTATAGGGAGCGGCTTGCCCACGTTCTCGTTGAATGGACTTCCGAGGGAGGTGGTAAATGCAATTTACAGCGGAGAAGATTCAGCAATTATTGAAAAACTATCACATCTTAAAAGGAAAGGTGGAGAGTGGGTTGGCTACAAGCGATATTTGCCAAAGCGTCGAACTGTTGGAAAAAAGCGTCAGCGTACTCCCAGAGATTGATTACCAAATCATAACCTTGATTTATATGGAAAAATTGTCGTTTTCAAAGGTAGCAAAAAAGGTGGGATATTCGAAGGGAAACTTGAACTATCGGATAAATTCCGCCTGCAAGTGCCTGGCAAAGATAATGACCGCATAAATTAAGACGATTTAAGACGAATTAAGACGAATTAAGACGAAACCCGTGTTATGATAAGATTGTGGAGAGCGAGAGAGCCGATTCACCCCAAACGATTGGAAGAGAAAAGCAGGAATGGCGGGACTCTCTCGTACCCACAACCAAAAATGTACTGTAAGATGAGGTCAAAACCTGTCTTATATAGTCGAAAAATGTATTGTACTGTACGACACTGTGAAGACCTGTCAAGCCTTCTTTCGCCATCTTTCTGCTCCTTCTAACGTAGATATGGCGAAATATGACGAGTTTTGGCGAAAATATGGCGGTTTTGAGCCGCTTGTCAACTGAATATACCGAAATTTTGTGTTCGTATTCGCCGATTTTGGATGTATATGAGAGGTTTTGCCTGTATGTGGAGGTAAAGAAATGCCCAGAAAACCCAAAAGACCGTGTTCGTATCCAGGTTGTCCTAAACTAGTGGACGGACAATACTGCGAAGAACACCAAAAACTAACGACCGCCCAATACAATAAATACGGACGGGACGATTTTACGAAAAACTTTTATAAAACACCCGCTTGGCTGTTGACACGAAAGAAACAACTCCAAGCACAGCCATTTTGTCAGGAATGCTTGAAAACAGGAAAGCGAGTGAAAGCCGTGATGGTCGACCATATCGTACCCATCAAGCAAGGTGGCGACAAGTTCGCACCTAGCAATCTGCAATCCTTGTGTTGGTCTTGCCATAGCCGAAAATCGGTGGAAGAAGGCAGCCGATTCGGACGAAAAAAAGGTTAAAAAATGTTATAAAAGTTTACGCATTTTTCATAGAAAAATTATGGATATTTAGCCATTTTTCTCTGGACATCCTTGAATTTTTACGGTATCCTTTGTGCTACCAAAAACGAAAGGGCGAAAGTCCGAAGGAGAAACAATATGAGATATCCAAGTGAACCAAGAAGCGAAAGAAACAAGGCAATCGTAGAAGAGCTGCGGAAAGGGGCAGGTGTAACGGCGATAGCAAGCAAGTATGGTATAACCAAACAATACGCAAGCCTGCTATACAATAAGTATGTGAACACGAACACCGAATTGCCTAGGAGTAAGAAAGCCAGAGAAGTGCTAGAAGAACTCATACGTGGGGAAATGACCCATAAGCAAATAGCAGAGCGACTGAAAGTATCAAGCAATACCGTAAGCATGATAAAGAGAAGATACTATGGCTTAATCAGCAAGAAAGTCATATCCGAAATGAAAGCAACCCCAGACCCTACAATCCAAAGCGAATGGAAAGAGCAAGGATACTGTGCGGCCTGTGGACAAAGCGGAATAATTCGTGTGTACTTACAAGGAAGGACGAACGCATTCGGAATGAGTTTATGTAAGAGATGCATAACCTTGATACACGATGAGGTTCTCCATCGCTCAATGGAATGGGGTGTAGCAAATGCCCAATAAGTATAACTTCGAGTATAACACGCACACAACTTGGGGGCGAGTGGACATCACCATCTACGCAACAGGGATGTGCTATGTGAGTAAGAGAGCAGTAAAGGAACACGACCTACTCAACGGGAAATATCGTTGGGGCGAAGACCGAGAGCAAAAAGTGCTAGCGTTGAAAAGGGACGAGAGAGGCAAAGCCATCCGTCAAGGACGGACGAACACCATCAACTGTCCCGCCCCCGTGGCGAGACGCTACGCAGGCAAGTACACCATCACCGAGCAAGACGGTGTGCTAGTGCTCGTGCCGATGACCGCAACCGCCCAAGGGTAGGGGGAGGTCAAATCTCTAGACCTCTCGCCCCAATGAGCGGGGCCGCAGTCAAACGCGAAAAATCGCAAAATCAAAAATCAAACGAACCCTGCCGAAATCGGCGGGGTTTTACTTCGTAAAGATTTTCCCAAAAATCAAAATTTGAAATTGCGGGAAAATCAAAACAATCAAAATATCAAAAATCAAAGGGGGAAAATCAAATGGCAAGCGGTGGTAGAAGACCAGGCGCAGGAAGACCGAAAAAGTCGGCGGCGCAAAAGATGTTGGAGGGCAACCCCGGCAAGCGTCCCATCGAAGTCGTGGACTTCCGAGCAGATGGGGTAGAGCTACCGAGTGAACCGCCGTCCTATTTATCAGCCAAGGCAAAGGACATCTATAAAACGGTGTATGCTTGGTTGCAAAGCGTAGGGTGTACGAACGGCATACTCCCATACAACTTGGAAGAGTATGCATTTTGCAAGGCACGTTGGTTAGAGTGCGAAGAGATGAACACGAAACACGGCTTGCTCGTCAAAGACCCTAACGGAAAGCCGATGCCGTCTCCGTTCGTGGGAATGGCACAGCAATACCTGAAACAAACAAACGATGTTTGGAGTAAGATTTACCTTGTCGTAAGAGAGAGTAAATTGTCAAAATGGGACGAAAACAATCCCAATGATGACATCATGGAGAAATTATTAGGAGGTAAGCCGTAATGGAATATACGGAACAAAGACCCTTGCGGCTCATTGAACTGTTCGCGGGAATCGGTTCACAGACGCAAGCGTTGAAAAACATCGGAGTACCGCACAAAGTAGTGGCAATCTCCGAAATTGACAAGTATGCCATAACGAGTTATATGGCAATCCACGGCGAAACGAATAACCTTGGGGACATTTGCAAAATCGAGCAACTCCCAGACGCGGATATGTGGACATACTCGTTCCCGTGTCAGGATATTTCAGTCGCAGGCAAAGGTGCAGGCATTAAGGAAGGCACTCGAAGTGGCTTGCTGTTTGAAGTCGAGCGTTTGCTGAATGTCGCAGATGCAACGGGAACACTCCCGAAATACCTACTCTTGGAAAACGTGAAGAACCTAGTAGGCAAGAAGTTCCGTGCGGACTTTGACGCTTGGCTAGAGTTCCTAGAAAAACTAGGATACAAAAACTATTGGAAAGTGTTGAATGCAAAGGACTACGGGATACCGCAGCACCGAGAAAGAGTATTTTGCGTATCTATAAGGGGCGAACATAAGCCTTTCGTATTCCCAGAACCGAAAGTTCTCGAACTTCGTTTGCGGGATATGATTGACGCACACGTAGAAGAAAGGTACTACCTAAAAGAAAGCACAATTCGTAGCATTTTGACATCGCATTTCAATCAACGTAGGGACAGCATTAGACCGCCCGAAGGACTTGCGAATACGTTATGTGCAAGGGATTGGCGCGGACCGCAATGCATTCAAGTCGGAGAAATCGTAAGCGAAAAGTACGACAAAATGCACGATATCAGCAAAAGGGTATATGAACCAAGCGGACTTGCTCCCACGGTTCATTGTCAGCAAGGTGGAAACACAGAGTTGAAAATTGCTGAAAACTTCGTCCTTGGTGGTTTACAGGAACACCAAGTACCTAGAACTGATGGGTGTAGTCCTACACTCACGGAAGCGATGGGCAAGGGCGGCGGTCAAACCCCAGTAATCATTGACACCGAAAGTGTAAAAGAAGAAAGGTTCTTCAAGCAAGCGGTGGAAACTGTGTTAGAAAACGAAGTTGAGGTCGGAGATACGGTTGACGCATTCAACAAACGAATCAACAAAAGCGGACTTTGTCCTACGATAACTACAAGACCCGAAGGGTTTAAGACAGCGATACTTCCTATCGTAAAAGACGAACGTGAAGACCCTGTCATAGTAGCAATGCGTGGACGCAATCCAGAAGACCCTAGCGACCGCACCCCCGGCAAGCCTACTAAACAACGGCTTGAACCGAACGAAAAAGGGCTCTGCAATACGCTGACCTCCGTCCAAAAGGACAACCTAGTGATGGAAAAGGGGGACTATGTCGCAAGGTGCTACGGGGAATTCATTGAAAAGAAAGGATACATTCCCGAAAAGTTCGTTGCATATAACCGAACGGAGGTAGGCGATATAGCGCCGACTCTCACGGGTCAATGCTGTTCGCCGTCGGGGTCTTCTGCCGTTTTGATGATGGAAAAAGATGTAAATGAAGAACCTACGGTCGCAGTCAAAGTAGCAACAAAACAAGGCTACGAAGAAGCTAGCAAGGGGGACTATGTAAACATCACCTATCCTGGTAGCAAAACCAAACGCGGTAGAGTGGGAAAAGGCGTCGCTCACACAATCACTTGTGGGGACGGCAATGCGGTAATCACGGAAAACGTGCGAATCCGTAAGCTCACACCGAGAGAATGTCTTCGCCTTATGGGGTGGAAAGACGAACAAATCGACAAAATTCAGTCTGCAAAGGTAAGTGGGACGCAGCAATACCGACAAGCAGGCAACGGAATAGTTGTTCAAGTGTTGGAGGCAATCTTCGGCGCTTTATTTTTTGCCTAAATGGAATACATAGCCAGCATAAGTTATGGAAAGGACAGCCTTGCGATGTTGGAAGTCATACATCGCAACGGCTTACCGCTCGACAGGATAGTGACGGTCGAGATTTGGGCAACAAAGGAAATACCTGCCGACTTCCCAGAGATGATGGAGTTTAAGGCGAAAGCGGATCGGATAATACTAGAAAAGTATGGAAAGGTGGTAGAGCATATCACCGCACCGAAAACCTACGAGGACTACTTTTATTATCAATGCAAAGGCGAAAAGAGCCTAAATGCAGGGAAAATATACGGGTTTCCGTTGCAAAAAGGGAATTGGTGCAACTCACGACTGAAAGTTGACGTGCTAGATAAGGTCCAAAGAGGTAATGTAACGTACATAGGCATAGCCGCTGACGAACCTAGCCGATTCCATAACCTCTCCGAAACCAAGCGAAGTCCGCTTGTGGAGTACGGATGGGACGAAGAAATGTGCCGAAAATGGTGCAAAGAAAACGACCTTTTGAGCCCTATATACACGCAATCATTGCGTGGTGGATGTTGGTTTTGCCATAACCAATCCATAGGTCAACTGCGTGTGCTTCGAAAGAAGTATCCCAAACTATGGCAACTACTTTTGAAATGGGACAAAGACAGTCCCGTTTCATTTAAGGCGAACGGGCATACCGTTCAAGATTTTGAAAGACGGTTCCAGATGGAATCGCAAGCAAAAGTCCCTATGGATAGGACATTCAAGTGGGACATGATTATGGAGGATAATTCAATGACGAAAAGAATCTACACCGCCGAATCGGTAACGTGCGGACACCCTGATAAACTTGCTGACCTCATTGCGGACAGCATTTTGGACGAATGCTTGCAGCAAGACGATGAAAGCAGAGTGGCTTGCGAAGTAATGCTAGCACACAATAAATGCTTTATAAGTGGCGAAATCACGACCAAGGCGGTAGTTGACTACGAGGAAATCGCAAGACAAACGATTGAAGACGTAGGCTATGACGCGGACGCAATCGAATACGAAGTTCGTATTCATAAGCAAAGCGGAGATATCGCCCAGGCGGTAGGTAAAGAAGAGCAGGGCGCAGGCGACCAGGGTATTGTATATGGTTATGCTGTTAAGGAAACGGACAACTATATGCCTTTACCTGTCGAACTCGCTCATAAGTTGACGGAAAAACTCGAAGATTGTCGAAAAACGGGAAAAATCCGTGGGTTGTTGCCCGATGGTAAGAGCCAAGTATCCGTTTTATATGACGGAGATAGGGTAGAACGCATTGTTTCGGTGGTTTTATCGGCACAGCATACGGAAGAAAAAGACCTGGATACCTTAAAGGAAGAATTGCGTGTGTTCGTAATCGAGCCTATTCTCCAGGGGTATGATGTAAATGATGTCGAAATTCTCATCAACCCGTCGGGCAGGTTCGTCCTTGGTGGGTTCGTGGCTGACACGGGTCTAACGGGACGAAAACTCATGGTAGACACCTACGGGGGCAGAGCTCACCACGGCGGTGGGGCAATGTCAGGCAAGGACGCAAGCAAAGTGGACCGTTCGGGGGCATATTTGGCAAGATACATCGCAAAAAACATCGTAGCCGCAGGCTTGGCAGAAGAATGCGAAGTGGCGTTGTCCTATGCAATCGGTGTGCCTAACCCCACTTCGGTGGATGTCAATACGTTCTATACCTGCGTCGTCAACGAAAAAATCATTAAAGATGCCGTAAAAGAGGTCTTTGACCTGTCAGTAGCAGGGACGATTGACAAGCTCGACTTGAAACGTCCCGTATTCGCTCAAACGGCAGTCGGTGGACATTTTGGCAAAGATTATCTCGCTTGGGAGAACACCGACAAGGCTGAATTGCTGAAAAAGGCAATTCATAAAAAATAAACGCAAATTATAACGATTTTTCTCTAGACTTTCCAAGCCAAATACGGTATTGTTTTGGCTTGCGAAAGGGAGGTAGTTATGAAAAGACCAGTCATAGAGTACAGCCGTAGTGGTCGGAGTGGCAACATTTACTATATTTTAGGAATGGCAAACATCGCACTCCGAAAGCAGCACCGAATTACCGATTACAATAATATGTGGGAAAAAGTGCAGAAAAGCAAGTCTTACGAAGAGGCTTTGGACGCTATTAGAGAGTATTGCGACCTAGTTGAAAAACCCTAGGAAAAACCTGCAAAAATTCTTTCAAAATTCTTAAAAAAATGTGTGTTTTAGGGCGCTTTTCGCTGGGCTCTTTCGATTCTTTACGGTATTGTTGTGTTACAAAACAGGGGAACGGAAAACCCCAAAACGGAGGCACACACAATGAAAAACCAAAACTTCGGAATCGAAATCGAACTCACAGGCATCACGAGAGAAGACGCGGCCAAAACGATGGCACAACAACTCGGCACGAACCAATACTACTATGAGGGTGGGTACTACCAAACCTGGATAGCGGTCGATAGCCAAGGAAGAAAGTGGAAAGCAACCTACGACGGAAGCATCACTCCTGAAAGAAAAGGTGGGCAGTCGGCATCGAGCGAATACAAATGCGAAATCGTATCGCCGATATGCAAGTATGAAGACATCGAAACGATACAAGAAATCGTAAGACAGCTTCGCCACAAAGGTGCAATCGCAAACTCAAGTTGCGGAATCCACGTACACATCAACGCGGCACCGCACACGGCAAGAAGCCTGCGAAACATCACGAACATCATGGCAAGCAAGGAAGACCTACTGTTCAAGGCACTGGGAGTAAGTGCAAGAAGAGAACGGTCCTACTGTGAAAAGATGGACAAAGAGTTCGTAGAAAAGATGAACCATAGAAAGCCTACGAGCAAGGACGCGGTCGCAAGGCTCTGGTACGATGGGGATGTGAGTCGAGCGAATGAACACTACGACAGTAGCCGCTACCACGCACTCAACCTGCACGCGGTATGGCAAAAGGGAACGATAGAGTTCAGATGCTTCAACGGCACGACCCATGCAGGCAAGATAAAGACCTACATCCAACTGTGCATGGCAATCAGCCACCAAGCAATGACCCAAGCACACTCAAGAGCGGCGAAGACGGTAACGGGCAACGAAAAATACACCTTCCGCACCTGGCTGCTCCGACTCGGAATGATAGGGGACGAGTTTGAAACCGCAAGAAAGTTCCTGCTCGAAAACCTGGATGGGGACATCGCGTTCCGCAATGGTAGACCTACGAGAGTGGCGTAAAACCCACTCTCCGAAAAAAATAATTACAATACAAGGAGAAAAATACAATGGAAAAAAGAAGACTTTACGTTGCATATGGTAGCAACCTTAACTTGCAACAAATGGGATGGAGATGCCCTACGGCAAAGGTCGTAGGCATCGGTGTAATCGAGAATTATCAACTGTTATTCAACGGAGTAGCAACGATAGTCCCCGAAGAAAAGGCAGAGGTGCCTGTGGCGGTATGGGAAATCCAACCGAGAGATGAGCAATCGCTCGACAGGTACGAAGGATATCCTACCTTGTACCGAAAGGAAGACATCAAGGTAAAGATGGCGAACGGCGAAGAGCTGACGGCGATGGTGTACATTATGAACCGAGGCGAACCGCATATGCCGAGTTCGGGATACTTCGCAACCATACGACAAGGATACAAGGATGTCGGACTTGACGAATCTTACCTTAAACAAGCCTTGGAGTACACCGAATCCAAGAGATAACCGAATAAAACTGTGTGTGCAAAAGGGAGTTGGCAATGGCCGACTCCCTTAATCTTTGGAGGAGAGAGTGGAGAAGAAAAGCGTAATTATAAAGCCAAACGGACAACTCTTCAACCCCACACTCGCCGAAAGAGCCATAACCTTTATAAATATGCTCAAACACACGAAAGGCTCGTGGTATGGGCAAAATTTCAACCTTTTGCCGTGGCAACAGAACATCATCACGGATGTCTTCGGTACGGTAAAAGAAAACGGCTACCGACAGTATAACACGGCATACATCGAAATTCCCAAAAAGCAAGGGAAGAGCGAACTTGCCGCTGCGGTGGCACTTTACCTTTTGGCGGGGGACGGAGAGTGGGGTGCGGAAGTTTATGGCTGTGCGGCTGATAGACAACAGGCATCAATCGTATTCGATGTAGCCTGCCAAATGGTCGAACAATGCCCTGCCTTAAAAAAGAGAATTAAACCGATTATGTCGCAAAAGAGATTGGTTTACTTGCCCCTTAACTCGTTTTATCAGGTGCTGTCAGCCGAATCCTACACCAAGCACGGTTTGAACGTACACGGAGTAGTCTTCGATGAGCTTCACGCACAGCCGAACCGAGCACTGTTCGATGTCATGACTCACGGGTCAGGCGACGCTAGAAAACAGCCTTTGTTTTTCTTGATAACGACAGCAGGAACGGACCGCAATAGCATTTGTTGGGAAGTTCACCAAAAGGCAAAGGATATCCTAGAAGGAAGAAAGCACGACCGCTCGTTTTACCCTGTAATATACGGTGCGGACGATGATGACGATTGGGGGAGCGAAAAGACTTGGTACAAAGCAAACCCATCACTAGGCATAACGGTCGATATAGACAAGTTGTACACCGCCTATGAATCGGCGAAAGAGAACCCCGCTGAAGAAAACCTATTTCGACAGTTGCGACTTAATCAATGGGTCAAGCAATCCGTGCGGTGGATGCCGATGGACGCTTGGGATAAATGCGACTTCGCAGTTGACCCCAAAGCGTTAGAAGGGCGGGAATGCTATGGCGGTCTTGACCTTTCGTCATCGACCGACGTAACCGCATTCGTGCTTGTATTCCCGCCAAAAGACGAAGACGATAAGTACATGGTATTGCCTTATTTTTGGATACCAGAAGACACGATAGAACTTCGTGTTCGACGCGACCATGTACCATACGACACTTGGCTAGGTCGTGGGCAAGTAATTGCAACGGAGGGCAACGTAATCCACTACGGATACATTGAGAACTTCATCGAAGACCTTGGCAAAAAGTACAACATCAAGGAAATTGCATTCGACCGATGGGGAGCGGTGCAGATGACCCAAAACCTAGAAGGGATGGGGTTCACGGTTGTTCCTTTCGGACAAGGATACAAGGATATGTCCCCACCGACCAAGGAACTTATGAAACTAGTCCTAGAGCAAAAGATAGCTCACGGCGGCAATGTACCGCTCCGATGGATGATGGACAACGTGTTCGTGCGAACTGACCCGGCGGGAAATATCAAGATGGACAAGGAAAAATCCACCGAGCGAATAGACGGCGCGGTGGCAACGGTTATGGCACTAGATAGAGCAATCCGCAATAGCGGACCTATAGAGAGTGTGTACAACGATAGAGGAATTATTGTTATTTAGGAGGGAAGATGGTAATCGAAAAGAAAAAAGTAGAAGACCTTAAGGCGGCCGACTACAACCCTAGAAAAGACTTAAAGCCTGGGGATGCGGAATACGAGAAACTGAAACGGAGTATCCAAGAGTTCGGCTATGTAGAGCCGATTATTTGGAATAAGCGCACGGGGTTGGTAGTCGGTGGACACCAACGCTTGAAAGTAATGAAAGACCTAGGACATACCGAGGTAGATTGCGTGGTGGTAGACTTGGACGAACAAAAGGAAAAAGCACTCAACATCGCACTCAATAAAATCAGCGGTGCTTGGGACGATACTTTGCTAGCGAACCTCTTGCAAGACCTCGACCGCAGCGGTTATGACGTAACCTTAACGGGTTTCGACCTAGCGGAAGCTCAAGAACTGTTTGGGAGCGGTTCTATGGAAAATGTCCACGAAGACGAGTTCGATGCGGACACGGCATTCAGCGAAGTGTCCGAGCCAAAGACGAAACTTGGCGATTTGTACATCCTAGGACAGCACAGATTGCTGTGTGGCGATTGCACTCAACCAGAAGATGTAGCCAAGGTATTAGGCGGTAAACAAGCGGACATCATGGTAACCGACCCGCCTTACAATATCGACTATGGGAACACGATTTCGGGGGCAGGAAGAAATATCGCCAACGACAATATGACCGACAACGAGTTCTATCAATTCCTACTTGCCTTTTATAAGGCATCGGAGAAGAACTTGAAAAAAGGTGCGCCGATTTATGTATTCCACAGCACGAAAGAAACCTTGAACTTCACGAAAGCAATGATGGACGCAGGGTTCAAGTATGCTCAAACCTTGGTGTGGTACAAGAACCACTTCACTTTGGGCAGACAAGACTATCAATGGATACACGAACCTATCCTTTACGGGTGGAAAGAAGGGGCAGGGCATTACTTCATTGATGACCGCACCCTCCACACGGTGTTCGAGGATACGAAAGAGAACCTCCGTAAGATGAATAAAGGGGAACTGGTAGAACTGGTGGAAAAAATCTTGGACATTCCTAAAACGGTAATTCACGATAACAAGCCGTCCCGATCGGCTGACCATCCTACGATGAAACCGATAACCCTTTGTGCAAAACTCATCTACAACAGCAGTCATGAAGGGGATATGGTGCTAGAACCTTTCGGCGGTAGCGGTTCAACGCTTATAGCGTCGGAACAGCTCAACCGCAAGTGCTGTGCAATCGAACTTGAACCCAAATATTGTGACGTAATCGTTCGCCGTTATAAGGAATTATGCCCGGCGGCGGAAATCAAACATA